GGTTTGCCGCCAGCAGCAACATTAGCCGCAGCGACCATTCCCGTTGGATCAGCCATTTTTACCTTTCGGTGTAGGCTTAGATTGTACAGCACGCTTAACTGCATACGCAATTGCCACGGCTTGCTTGACCGGCTTGCCAGCCGCCACCTCGGCTTTTATATTCTTGCGAAACGCCTCGGGTGATTTAGATTTAACAAGGGGCATATTATTTCTTCTTCATCGACTTGGCAACGGTCACAACCATCTTAGGCATTTGCTTTTTATCGCTAGCCATGTCTTTTTTGCTGCCTTCTTTCATGCCTTTTTCTTTGTCCATGCCAGACTTTTCAAACATCTTCATTTTGGGGGACATTTTAGTAGCCATCATTTACCTTTCTTTGCCGTCTTGGCTGAATCTTTAAAATCTTTAGCTGTAGGCGCGGCTTTGCTGCCCACTTTGTTCATCTTCTCGCCAGAGCCAGCTTTGATGCGCTCTTGTTTTGCGTGGATTGCGGCATACAAGCCAGGTTTAGTAGCCATATCATTCTCCTTTTGACCAAAACGCGCCGGTTTTAGGGTTGCGGGCGTTTGGTGTGTTTAACATTGGGTGAAGTCTAGCATGTTCCATTGCTTTCATAACACGCAAATTTTCAGCACGATTATCGCCGTGAACGCCGTTAATGTGGTCAACTTGTTCACCATGTTCTAACGGTTTAATAAATGCGTCAGCAACAAGACGATGAACCAATTTTTGTTTACCTGGAAGATCGCGAGGGCCACCATTTCGCAAATATACCTCAATGTAAGGCCGTTGACGGCCAGTGTCACGTTTAACGCGCAACGTCATCATACGTTCAGGCACAGGGACTGTACAGTTATTTTTGCCTTTTCTAACGCGAGCCAACGACTTAACTTGTCCAAGTGTACTTACTTGATAGCGCCCTTCGTAACCACGAATATCGGCCCACATTTCAGCACTTCCATCGTTGCATTGCTGCTTTTGCACGGCTACCCTTTTCAGACTTTTCTGCGATAGGAGCCATTCTAGCACAAAATGAATCCTTGCGGCCTTGATCCGCCTTGGTCTTAGGATTGGGTGCTGGCGCTTTAAGATGCGAGCCAGTGGCCGCATTGTATTTCTCACGCCCCTTTTCAGTCAAACCCGCACCCTTGGACACCGGCAACTTCTCACCGCGCCCTACAGATAATGAAACAGACTTTTTCATTTAACTTCCCATCCAACTGGTTGAAACTGCACCACGGTCTGAAGACACGCGGCGCTGTGTTTTTTCACTGTACTCCCTGTGCGCTACAGGAAACGCAAAAGTCACGCAAATCGCATCCGCAGCATCCGGTGACGCCAACCCCCGCGCTTTCATGTCCTTCTTAGACTCCAAAAATATAGTCCCCTTGGAATCAGGCTTCATCATAGGCGAAATTAAATCAGTCTTCAAGAACCTGTCTTTAGGAATGCTTGCCGTCCTTAACCAATCTTTCATTTTGCCCCACATCTCAGCCCTCTTGTTCCCATACATGATAGGACTCGCACTCTTGTTCCCAAAGTTCACACCCTTAATCTTATACCGCTGCTCCTTCAGCCTGTCCACAATACCCGCACCTAACCCACCTTCATCAATCACCACCAACGCAGGTTTCCACTCCTCAATCGCCTCAATAATGTGCCCCACCACCGTCATCGTGTCATCCCCCCGATGCCGCATAATCTTCACAATGTCCCGCCCCTGCCTCACTGCAATCACCGTTGCATCCGCACCAAACCGCGCAGGGTCTACACCAATAATAATCGGCGCAGTCTCATCCTTGTACTTATCCCTCCCCATCGCCTCATCCACAATGTCAGCCGGTATAAATTGATCATCCCCTTCTGACGGAAACATCCCATACACTTCCACATGCGCCTGACTACTCTCAGCACCATACTCCTGAATAATCCTCTCATACACCGCCTTGTCCGTACCCTCCACCGTCCGCGCATCCACCACCCTAGTCGCCCAAAAATCCCTCTTACTGTTAAAACATTCGTAAAAATACCCCGTGTTGCGCCTCGGATTACTGAACGCCAACCAAAACCTATTCGGCGTGTTTTCCGTAAAAAATCCACCAGTAACAGACCATATCGGGTCCGCAATACCCGACGCCTCATCAAAAATCACCAACACACCATCATAGTTATGCACCCCCGCATAAGCATCCGGATTCTCCTCACTCCACAACCTACCCTCCACTCCCCAATACCTCGTCCCCTTCTTTAAATCCGTCTCTACCAACTCAGTCAACCACTTAGCAGGCGCTAACCTTGTTGCACTCACTTCAAACCAATGATAATTGAGTGACATAGCCAACCACTTGGTTATCTCAGCCCAAGTAATACTCCTCAATTGATTCTCCGAGTTAGCACTTATTATTGTTGTTGAGCCAATTCTTGTAGTTAACATCCATATAGTTAACCACGACACTAACGCCGACTTACCAATACCCCGTCCACTAGATATTGCTTCTTGCAATACTTTGTACATAATATCCTGATTGGAAATTGCACCAGTAACTAAATTATTATTAACCTTAATATGATCAGTAATATCTTGCAGAATCTCTCTCTGCCATTTTCTTGGACCAGAGAAATGTTCCAACGGCGTACCCTTAACACCCCATGGAAATACATACCTTACAAACGCCAGTGGATTATCTTTTAACGTAGGACTCCAAAGCCTTGCCATTAACTCTTGTTCATCTTCTGGTTTGTATATTGTTGTTTGCATTAATTACTCCATTTAAATTTAGATTGACCAGTAACTTCTTGCCATTCTCTGCCTGGTCTATTTTGCCAACCCAAACCAGTTGAACCTTTTAATTCAGCAATTATTTTCCAACCCGCGCCTTTTAATGATGCGCCAGTTTCTGATTGCAATGTATAAGTAATAATTTTTTTCCATCCTAATGCTTTTGCTGCTTGCCAACATCGTGCATATAAAAATGAACATGAACCTTTAGGTGCGCCATCTATAACGCAGCATCGTATAACTTCTACAGTTTCACCATTGTCTAAATGTCTTGATACCGGCCTAGACACAATAGCAACGCCAACTAATGTATTTCCATCAGATACGCCAACTGCAAACAAACCGCCAGCAGGTGGTTTATTGTGCCGATGAAAATTACGAACAAACTCAATAGCCTCAGTCAATTTCATTGGAACGGCATGAAGTTGCATATATTTAAGAAAAAAAATAAATTGTTCGTGGACGATCCGTCACCGTGACCCATCAGCCGTCGGCCCTACCCCCCCTGCATCGTCTGCATCGCGATCTGCATCGGGCGGTGCAAGGCGCGGCACTGCATCGATGACGTCTACCAGGCGCGACTGCGCTGCTGCCAGTGCGCCCGTGATGCTAATTCGATTGTCGGTGACTGAGACATCCAGGCGGTCACCATACTTATTAGGCGCGAGCTTAGAAAGAATCCAACGCCTGGCGTCAATCTGAAGTTGGCGCTGTCTTACCATGCCGGGATCAGTTGCTCCGTTATCTAGCGTAGGCACTGGGGAATCTGCCAGGGTGAGGATCTGGTCAACCATCGCATCAAGCAAAGCCCCACGCGCTTGCGCGTAACGCTCCGCTAGTGCAGGCGAAGCATCAACCGCCCTCAAAAATGTTTGAGCTGTCATGCCTGCTTTTATGCAAGCCTGGCGCATGGATAAACCGTCTGACATAAATTCAGGCACCAGCTCCGCCAGTTCATCTCTATTTTTTAACGCTGCCATCGCTAAATTCTCCTAGTTGCCTGAAATTCTCTCACAATCCCTAGCTCAACTCAAACCATAGGGTTTACCCTATGTTTTAACGTCTGCATCGTTTGAATCGATGCATCACTCTTAAGAGTGTGATGCAAATGATTCAAGAAACGACGCTTTTGCCCATTTTTGCATCGGTGCATCGATACGCATTGATTCAACCGATTCAAACCAAAACATAGGGTAAACACCTAGAAAAACATGCAAATAAACTATTGTGCTGTAACTGAATCGGTTACACTGATGGTCAAGCCAGTGCAATAGTGCAATGGCTAACATCAGGAGAAAACACTATGAACAAAACAAACACTCGCGAATTGACCAAAGCCATTGCATGGCTTGACATGAACGACAGTGATGCAACTCAAGTTGCATGCAAAACACTGGCCACATTGCAGCGTTGCGGCACGGCTGCAGATACCAAAACAATCCTTGCAATCATAAAAGACCGCAAATTGTCGCATCATTTTTACACTGAAAACCATTGTTTGGTAGCTTACTGACAGTCTCACTTTATGCCGCTACTGGCGGCATATGGGGAAATTGTCCCGCTAACCTATTGGAGAAAAAATGGAGAATTCAATTACAAAAGCTATCAATGCAGCATGGCCAAAAATTAGCGTTACATCCAAGCTTGACGGAATCCGTTCCTGGTCATTGCAAGCCCTTGACACTTGCCCTGGCTCTATCGAATCACCTGGCATTTTGGTTGATGCCTGTAAGGGCTGCTATGCCACAACAGGAAATTACGTTTTTGCTAATGTTAAGGCACCGCGTGAGCATAACAAGCTTGACTGGCAACGTTTGGACTGGTGCGATAACATGGTTCAAGAATTACAGCACGACGAATATTTTCGCTGGCTTGACTCTGGTGATCTTTATTCGCTGGCCCTTGCTGAAAAGGTTTTAGAGGTTATGCAGCGCACGCCATGGGTTAAACATTGGCTTCCAACACGTATGTATAAATTTCCTAAATTCCGCATGGTATTTGATCAAATGCGCGCCCTTGATAATGTATCGGTTCGATTTTCTGCTGACAGTATTGATGGTTCATTTATCCCTGGCTTGCATGGCTCTACCATTGGCCCTGCTGCAGATACATTTCAGCAAATTGATGGCGTGTCATTATGCCGGGCTTATGAGCATGAGGGTAAATGCTCTGGATGCCGGGCTTGCTGGGATAAATCAATTGAATTGATCTGCTATCCAGCGCACGGGCGCAAAATGATGAAGGTCATTAGTATTAAATCAATTTAATGCACTCTCTAAGCTCATGCCGTGAGCTTAGGGGTTTGCATTTTGCAGGCTATAACCAACAGGAGAATTAAACCATGATACGTTCACCCTCAATAAAAACTTTAAAGCCTATTTTTGGCGATAACGCTAAGCAGGCTAAAGCCTTGCTCACTATGACCCGCGCCCAACTGATGCAAACCCCCGTGGGTGCAGCCCGCGTTGCAGAGTGCTATCACGCACCAACTACTCAAGATATTCGCATGGAGTGTCTCAATGCGTTGGGTGAATTTTATGGTGTAGAAGGGTTTAACACTGACAAAGGTGAATGCCT